ACCCTCACCACTGTCTAGTTCTTGAATGTCTGTTTGCCATCCCTCTAGAGCAGTTCTTGATGAAAATTCTACATCATTAATAATTGTCACTGTCCAAGGTTCAAATGTTCTATCTCCTGCGAGTTTTAAAACATGACCTCTGAATTGTTGTTCAACTACACCTACAGTAGCAGCAGGAATCTGTGCTGACTGACATAAGAATTCAATCTTATTACCAGACCTTGGTATAAAAACTCTGAATCGGTTAGCTCTTGGGCCACCGCCGAGTAGTTGTGCTTTAAATTGGTCTATTGTTGCCATTTACTTATACTCCTTATACTGCGCCGTAAACTTCTTCAAACTGAACACCACTTCTAGTAGCGACAAAGTTTAAAGTTATGTAGTTAATTGATTTAGCAGGTTTCACAAAGATAGAACATACGAATTCGTTTCTATCTATCACTGAGTCTGTGTTGTTTGATTCGTCACATACTACTGAGAAATCTGTTAACCCTCTTCTGTTTTTAACATCTCTTAGGAAAGGTTCTACTGCAGCCCTAAAACTAGCACGAGTGAATGAATCGTTAAATTCAAACAACTGAGCTTTAGCGGCAGTTGATACTGCTTTCTCTAATGTTATGAAGAGTCTTCTTACATTAATTCTATCAAATGCTGATGGTGAAGTTAATGCAGTTTTATCTCCAAATAATACTGTTCCTTGTCCTGGGAATGTGACAATAGGATTAACTCTTGCACGATACAAGTCATCTCTAGATGCCTGTTTCGGATTAAATGCAAGTTTTGTTATTCCTAGATACTGTCCTCTAGAGAACCCAGCAGGTGAGAACCATGCATCTTGAAGTAAATCACTTCTTGCCATGATACCTGCGGTGTGTCCATTTCCTGGAATCCAACAATATTTGTCGTTGTATCTTTCATACTGATATACCCAACCACTATCTAACACAGCGTAAGAACTAGATGTCACATTAGCGAAATCTGCCTTAACATTAGTTGCCTGTGTTGACTCACTTGAAACACCAACTATTGATGTTTTTCTTGGTGATGCGACTACTAAACAGTCTTTTCTTAACTCTGCAAGTTGAATTGCATTGTTTACTAGACTGTTATGGTCTGCAAGTGTATCTTGAGCAGTCTCAGAACCAGCCCCACTATCTGTAGATGTTGAACCTACGATAAGGAATGATACATCGATTAACTCTGAATCGCCGAAATGTTTTGTCCATGCATCGGACTTTTGTGCGACTGTTGGGTTAGCTCTACCTGCATTTCCTTGTGTTAAAGGATTTGCGATTGGTAAAGATGGTCTACTGAAAGCAGAACTAACTGCCTGTGATAGACTTCTTGTTTCATTGGCGGACGCATAAATTGTAGTTGCGTGTCCTGACCAATAAACATAATTTGATTGACTTTCGATTACATCTTTGTAGTAATTTGAATTACCTACTGAATCTTTGCCGTCAGAAGCGAGAGAAACAAAACCAAATGATTCTAAAACTGTTCCTGCTGTTCCTGAGAACTGTCCGTCTTCGTCTACTACAACAACATGTATTTCATCATTTGTTGCCCCAGCTGCAACTGCGTTAGCAGAACTACCTGGTGCTTTATCAAATAATGCATAATGTTCCCAATATCTATCAACTGCTTCGTTATTAGCAACTGCGGCCACTAAACCAGCACTTGGTTGATTCAATGCTTTGATTGTTAAAACATTTGATGAGATATTTGTCACTTGATATTGTTGTGAGTGTGAAGCGAACTGAATGATGTCTCCCTTTAAGAATGATGCGCCAGCGTCAACTGTAATCGCCGTAGCGTTTACTGCATAACCATTGGTCTCATCTACTAAAGAAACATTGTCGTTGTAGTATGCATCACTAGATGCACATACTGACACATTTAGAGAATTCCCTAAATCGCCAGGACATCTAGCAGTGTATGCTCCAGCGGTACTTGCCGCCCCGCCTGATTTGAAAGTATTGATGTAATCGTCAGCGTTCTTTAATAGAATGCTGCCATTTGCTCCAGCGTTAGCAGATTTTAAACCTGTTTGGTTTATTCTAACTACACTTAAACTAGAGCCATACTTCAAAAATGATTCTGCTGAATAGAAGTCTTCACTAGCTGCATCGGTATTAGCTGGTTTATAAAACTCATCCACTAACTGTTGTCCGTCTGAAACTGTTTTTACTTCATCAACAGGTCCCCATTGAAATATGCCAGCAAAAGCGCCTCTTGTAGAGGAAACAGCTGGGACAACATTCGACAAGTCAATTTCCTTGACTTGAACTCCTGGTGAAACTTGAAATGCCATACTTTTCTCCTGTTAATGTATTTTACATTGTAAAAGTTGTTTACACTTTTATTTATATATTTTCTTTATCTAACAACTCATTCATTAGACCATACTTGTCCATCTGAATCTATAAATGTGTCGTTGTTCTGTTCTCCGAATACCCCTGCTGGTAACATATCATCTTCTATCATCTTCTGTTGTTCAGAATATAGTAAGTCTTTAACAGCGGTATCTGTTAAGTTTGTAAAGAAATCAGTTGTCACAAACCATGCAAAAAGAACACAATTCATAACCATATCATCATGATAACCTCTGTCAGCCTCCCATGATGAACCTTTATTTACAAATGTCATCAATTCGGTTATCGTTGGTCTATCTACTACTGTTAGTCTATTTTCTTCTAATAGTTCTTTCAAAGTTGAACAACCTACTCTCTTTATCTTTCTTGACATAGTTATACCAATGTCTGTTGCTTTGGTCATACCTTGAACAAAGACATTTGGATACTCTATATCATAGTGTAGCTGTGTCGCTACCATTGAACCCTCAGCGTTATTTTCTATTATAACTAGGGCTTCATTATAAGGTCTAACATACTTATTTATAATATCTGGAAACAGCATGGGGCTAATCATGTTATCTCTGAATGTTGCGACTTGTTT